CCGGTCGGTGGGTGGCGGGGGGCGGGGCCCCCCGCCGGGCAGGCCCCGCGGGCCCCGCCACCGGCGAGGAAGCGGCGGCAGGGGCACCGGTCGTAGAGGTGCGGCCACTGGGCGTAGTCACGCCGCATGGGAGGCAGCCAGGCGTGCTCTCGCACCCAGGCCGCCTCCTCAGCGGTCATCACGGGGCTGGTCATAGGTCGAAGAGGGGGATGGTCCCCATGGTCTCGTCGACGTCGTCGGCGGGCTGGTGGACAGCGAGGCAGGCCGGGCAGACGAGAGGGCCAGTGAGGCACGCGCTCTCGACGTCCTCGCAGTGCTGGGTGAGAAACCCGGTGTTCTCGAGTTTGCCAAGCCCGTTGCAAAGTCGCCAGACCGGGTAATACAGGCCATCGGGGTGCTGATGGGGCTTGTCTTCCTCGACGTCGGCGATATGCCGGAGGAGGCGCCCCGGCAGAAGAACACGGGTCATGACCGCCTCCCAGCGTCGTAGACGTACCGAACCACGGTCTCCACATGCTCGGCCGGATCAATACCAAGCTCATCCAGCAGGGCGCGAATGCGGTAGTGGTACCAGCCGAGGGGCGGCGTCGGGCCGGGAGCATCGACCTCGGTGCTGTTCCCCTCGTCGTAGAACGTCACCCACTCGGCGTCGTCACTGTCGCGGCGCTGCAACTCCAGGCTTGTGGTCTCGCAGAGGCCGACGTAGTCGCTGTAATGCTCGGCCATCAAGACATAGGCGCGGATCATGCTGCCTCACCGCCCCACAGGTCCAGCACCGGCTCCGACAACCGGGCCGCGATGGTCTCGCAGTAGCGCTCCTCCAGCTCGACGCCGATCGAGCGCCGCCCCAGATTCCGGGCGGCGAGCAGCGTGGCACCCGACCCCGCGAACGGGTCGGCCACGACGCCGGCCGGGCACCGCTCGATGAGCCTCTCCATGAGCCCCACCGGCTTCGGTGTCGGGTGCCCGGTCTTGTTCTCGGCGTCTACACCCCCCCCCTCGCCCCTGGGTGGTGGTGATGACCGCGCCGACGCGGGGAAGCCCGGTGGCCTCCCGGTCCCATCCCCGGCCGAGGAGGTGAATGTCCTCGAAGTTCGGTCCCCACGGGAGGGTGAGGTCACCCATGCCGGGCGTGGATGCCTTGTGCCAGATGAGGCGCTGGCGTTCGCCGGCTGGGGCGGGCACGGACCATCGGCCGAATATGAGCGCCGGCCGGTCGGTGCCCCACATGGCGGCGACGGCGTCGCGCACGGCCGTGTCGTCATCGCCCGCGATCTTGGCGAACGTCTCGCGGCGATGGCCGGACTGGAAGTTCATCCCGTAGGGCGGGTCGGTGACGAGGACGTCGGCCTCGAGCCACTCGGTGATCTCGCGGCAGTCACCGTGGTAGAGGGTGACCTGGTCATCCTGGTAGTAGGGGGCGGTCATGCTTCCTCCTCCTGCCAGAGGCCGCGCTCGGCCGCCAGCGCCGCACAGATAGCCTCAAAAAGGAGGCCGAACAGGGCGCTGAACTGCTGCTCGTACGTGTCGGTGCCGAACGGGGACGGGCGGTCAGGCGAGACGGGCCAGCACTCAGCCAGGCCACCAAGGGCTCCGAGGAGTGACTGCACTCGAAGGCGCGGGTCTACTCCGAGATCAAGCGCCCCATCCGGGTCCTCGGTAAGAATGTCCGCCGCGTCGTCGACTATCGCCTTGAGGAGATCGTCGACCGGGATGCCGCACGCCTCCTCCTCGTTCTCGGTGATCGCCTGGAGGCAGCCCACGGCGACGGCGAGGGCTCGCGTCTGTGCGTGGTCACCGGGGTTGTGAGCGTGCGCGCGATGGGCGGCTGACACCCAGGCGGAGCACAGTTCAGCGACGTCGCGAGCAAGCCCAGCAAGGGACTTCCCTGGGACGTTGATTTCCGTTGCCCGCCACCGACTCACGGTCGCTCGGGCCATGTTGGCCCGCCTGAGCATGGCCTCGAAATCGTGGCGGCGCTGTTCCATGGTCAGGGCGGTCATGACGCCACCCCCTTGCGTGTCACGGTGATGTTGAAGCCGCTCCCGTAGTAGCCGTTCCCGTCGTTCCCCTCGAACTCAGCGAGGGGCAGGCGCTCGTCGTCGACGATCACGAACAGGGTGTAGCGGGTGTCGTCGTACTCGTCATCGCCGAGCTGGGTCGTCTCGACCTCAGCGGACATGATGCGCGCGTTCGGGGTGCCTCGCTGGAACAGCTCCGTGAGCCAGTAGTCGCCTGAACCGCAGCAGCACCCTACGTTGCCTTCGAACGCGAGCACGGTTCCGTCATCGAGGGTGAGGGTGTCCCCGTCAACCTTGGTGACGTACCGGCCGGCCAGGACCGGGGACAGGTCGTCGCTGTCGTAGTAGACCTTGCTCATGCGGCGGCCTCCTCGACCTCGCGGGCGGCGTCCAGCATCGCCTGCACCATGCCCTGGGCTCGACGGATGACCGCCCAGTCGGCATCCGGGATCAGGTAGGAACGCTCACCGAGGAGCGGGCTGCCATCCCGGTCCTTTTCGCTCAGCCAGACATAGGAAGGCTTGACCGCGTCACTACCGTCCTTCTTGACTCCAGGGCCACGCAAGGTGGTGTGGATGCTGATACCGCTTAATGTCGCGCTGGTTCTGGCCTCCACGTAGGTGGCTCGCATCCTGGTCAGGTGCCCGAACTTGGATGGCAGTTCCACCGGCTCCGGGAGGGGCAGGGACACTGTTGCGTTGACAGTCATGCGGCGGCCCTCCTGGTGTCGGTGAGGGTGAGAAGGCGGGCGCGGCGGCCGGAGGCCGTGATCGCGTACTTGCCGGTCTCCTCAATGCGCCCCTTGTCCTGGAGCTCCCGCACAGCGGTGCGAGCGCGGGACGGGGACAGGACACCACTCGTGAACCGCTCGACGTCAGCGAGCGTGAAAGTGCTGCGGCCGGAGCGGCGGATAGCACTCAGCACCTCGGACTGACTGGGGAAGGCGTCGGCGATGGAGTCGGCCGCCCACTGGGATGTGACAGGGTCGTCGGCGCGCACAGAACCGCGCTCCTTGGGGTGAATGGTGGATGGGGTAGTCATGCTGCGATCTCTTTCTCTCGGTAGGGGATACGCCCACCATCAGCGGTGAGCAGGAAACGGCCACCCGGGTAGGTGACAGGCACCAGCCCCGGATCATCGGCCTGGCTGACAGCCCACCCGGCACGGCGGGCCTCCTCCCTGTGCGACTCCACGTGCCCGTGGCAGCCGGTCGTCCCCGACCCGCACAGGAGGATCAGATTCTCGGGGCCGTTGACGTCCACCTTCCTCGTGCCCCCCATGCCCCGCGCACGGCGGTGCTGGAGGTTCCCAGACCCGTCCGAGAGGTCACGCCCACACCGGACGCACCTCCACCGGTCACGGTCACCCACGAGAAGCCTGGTCGCCATATCCGGCCCTGTACGCCTCACGCCGCGACCGGGGCCTTGAGCCGGTCGACGTCGGCGCGCGCCACGAGGGCAGCACGCCCCAGCAGCGGCCGGTACCCGTCCAGGCGCCCATCACGGATAGCGGCGCGAATCTGCCGGCCGTCCCGGTACCCGAGCTCGGCGGCAGCCTCGGACACAGTCATGAGGTCAGCCCGACTCATCTCGGGCGGCCACTCCTTGAGGTGCATGGGATGTCCTTTCGTTGGGGAGTGTCCAGCGCTCCACTGGACACCACCAAGGCTAGAGCCGTTCGTCCACTGCTGTCCAGCGCACACACGTAACGAAAACGTGAACGTCCAACGCATATTGGTTGCACACTCAGCGTCCAATGAGGCACCATTGAACGCATGACCGACCCCACCCCAACCCTGGGACAACTCATCCTCACGTCCGGCCGCTCCTACCGGCACCTAGCCGAAGCCAGCCACCTCTCCAAATCACGCATCGGGCAGATGGCCGCCGACCAAATCAGGCAACTCCCCGGACCAGACACCATCACCAATCTCGCCAACGCCCTCGGCATCCCCGCCGACGACGTCGAAGCCGCCGCACTACAGACCATCAGCCGCGAGCACGGCCCACTCCTCACCACCGCACGCCGCCTCGCCCAGCTCGACCCACGCAGCCGCCGCATCATCAACGCCGTCCTACGCGCCCTCGAGGAAGAGCAGTAGCCGTGGGCCGGCCACCACTACCCGTCGGCACCTGGGGCGACATCACCGTCCACCCAACCGCCAGCGGCCGCTACGAAGCCAGAGCCCGCTACCGCGACTACGACGGCATCACCAGACACGCCCGCCGCACCGGAGACACCCCCCGCAAGGCCAAGACCGCACTCACCGCCGCCCTCGCAAGCCGGGCACACACCGTCGGCGACGAGATCACCGCAGACAGCCGCTTCGACGCCGTCGCCCGAATCTGGGCAGACACCCTCACCGAACGCACCGAAGGAACCCGCCGCGTCTACACGTGGACCCTGGAGCGCCACGTCCTACCCGCCCTCGGCGCACGACGACTACGCGAAATCACCACCCGCACCGTCGAGCAGACCCTCAAGGCCATGCTCGAGCACCACGGCACAAGCGTCGCCCGCACATCCCGCGTCATCCTCTCCCAGGTCATGGCAACCGCCGTCCGCCTAGACGCCATCGAACGCAACCCCGTGCGCGACGCCCAGCAACCCAAGGCACCCAAGCCAGAGCCCAAAGCGCTCACCATCCCCGAACTCGCCCAGGTGCGCTCAGCCATCGCCGCCCACGAGGCCAAGGGCCGCTCCAAGTCCGACGTGGCCGACGTCGTCGAGCTCCTCATCGCCACCGGCGCACGCATCGGCGAAGTCCTCGCCCTACGATGGGAAGACGTCAACCTCGACGCCGGCACACTGACCATCTGCGCAACCGTGTCCCTCACCGCCGAGAAACCACGCCGAGCATTCAGGCAGGACCACCCCAAGACATCATCATCCCGGCGCACGCTCCTCCTACCCGACTTCGGGCTGGCGGTACTGCTACGCCGCTCCGTGACCGGCCCCAACAGCGACCTCATCTTCCCCTCATCAAAGGGCACCGTCCGCGACCCGGCAACGGCCAGGAAGACCCTCAAGCTCGCGCTCGCCGGCACCGGCCTGGAATGGGTCACCCCCCACACGTTCCGCCGGACCGTAGCCACCCTCGTCGGAGACCCGGAGACAGCATCGGGCGTGCTCGGCAACGACCCCGGCATCGCCATGCGCCACTACATCGAGCGCTCCCAGATGGCTCCCGACGTGCGAAACGCCCTCAAGGAGCTCGCACCGCAAAGCGAGGCGTAAACGCGGCGAGACGGCGCTCTGGACGGTTCCCGAGGCCCCTGCGGCTGGATGAAACCCTGTGATCGCAACGTCCTTGGTACCTCCGGTGGGATTCGAACCCACAACACTCCGATTTCTCTCTGACACCGCAATCAGTGGACAACGAACGTCAATGAACGTCACGTGATGCGCATGATGGTGCGGCAAAGCGGAGGCGAGGAACACCGCGAAGCACTGGACGTCCAGCGCAGAAACGGTCAAAACACGACACGAAAGCGCGGCGTAAGCGCGGCGTACACGGGCTCTGGACACTGTATATACGCGCGACCCCGGGTAACCCTCGGGGAGGGGGAGACCACTCCCCGCCGCCGACGGGGCCGCAGGCGTGCCTGGGCGTGATTTGTACCCCCCTTACCGGTTGGATTGGATGTGGGATGGGGTACGTGTATGGGACTGTACATCATGCGGTCCAGTGGTGTACACTAGGGGTATCGGAAGGGCAGTGGAGCCCGACCGAATCCCCCTGAAATATCCCCTGATTGGAGAGATTGAAATGAGCAAGCGTGTGGTTGTGGCGATCGTGGTCGTGCTGGGCATCATGTGGGCTGGTGGTGCGTGTGGCAGTGGTGCGTCGAGCTCTGTGGTCGCGCCCGAGTCGGTCGCGTCGGTCTCGCCGGCCGTGGCATCGTCGCCGTCGGACGTAGACACGGGCACGGTGCCTGACGATGGTGTGATCCTCACGCCGTGCGATGAGGAGGACGGCGGTGATCCCGTGCCGGGCGTGGACGGTTGCTTCTGGGACGCGAGTGCGCAGGGCAATGGGCGCGGTAGTGATGTGATTGTGTGGTGGTCGCGCTGAGTGTGTGATGGGCCGGGGTCATCCGTGGTGGTGGCCCCGGTTCGTCGTGCGTGGTGGGCGTGCACGCGCGGTGTGTTGCGCATCACGCATATCAGGGCGGCCCACCACTGTACACCATGCGGTACAGGGGTGTACCATAGAGTCATCACACGGGGACAGGAAGTCCCCACTGAATCCCCCAAGGAGAACCACAATGAACACCAATGACGCGCTCACCACCACCGCCACCCAGGTCGAGACCATCCTCACCCACCACTCAGTCACCTACACCACCACGGACAACCGCGGTAAGGAGGAGGACGACTACCGGATCACCGTCGGTGACGTCACCGCCTACCTCACCGCGTCGGACGACGGCGACGTGTGGGCCACTACCGACGAGAACCCGGCCGACGCCTACGACGGGCCAGCCAACGTCGATGAGATTGCGCTCCACCTGATGAACTACGCGGCCGAGGTTCCCGCTGTTGTCGCCGTCATCGCCGCCGTTATGAACGAGACCGCGGGCGACGCCAACGTCTCCTACTGGGATGGGTACTGGGAGGTTGAGGACTCTCACACGACGATTGAGGTCGACACGGCCGGCGATTGGGACGTGACTCAGTCCGACGTCGACGGGATCGAATGGAGCGGCTACGAAGGCCGGGACGTGGCCGCCGTCTTCCGGGCCGGCGCGTTGGCCTACGGCCAGCCGCTCGACGCCGTCACCACCATCATCCAGGGTGGGGACTACGAGATGGCCGATTGGTGGTCAATCGTCGAGGACCTCACCGGCCTTCGTGGCACCGACGGCGACGCGGGCACGCGTGTCTACAACTACTGGGGTAGCGGTCACCCCGGCGTGCTGGTCACCGAGGAGCACGACGACGCGGAATCGCGGTGGGTCATCACGGACCTTGACACGGTGACGACGTCGGTGGAGCACAGCGCTCAGGACGCCGCCGCGAACGTGATCTACACGCTGGCCTGAAGCCGGCAGCCCCGATGGTCGCACGGCCGGTCCGACTCCGGCCGGGGGCACGAACCCCAACCCAACCCCCTGGAAGGAACCACAACCATGAGCACCATTGCGGAGCGTGTCGCCGCCGCCCTTGCTGCCGAGACGGGCGAAGCGGTCACCAGCGCTGACGTCACCCGTTCCCCGTTCAGCGGATACTGGACCGGGCAGGCAGGCGGAGTCACCGTGTTTGCGGAGCGCGGGCGCGCCCACATCTTCCTTGGCGATAGGTTCTTCGTCTACGACAACATGACGATGTCCACCGGCGTCGAGGCCATCCGGGGCGCTATCCGGGCCGCCCGGGAAGACCGCGCTGTAGCGGAGGAATTGTGCGGATGGCTCGAGTACGCCGGCTGGAAGCGCGTGACCGCCACCAAGGATTGGGGACGGTGGCGTGTCACGGCAGTCTCAGGGCGAGATGACGGCTACGCGGTGCGCGCGACGGTCGTGGGCGGATTCGTCTTTCTGCTGCCGTCGGAGAACAGCGCCGCGGTTCGGGAGAGCGTGCTCAAGATTCTCGAGCGGAACAACGTCCCCGTCATCCGCTGACCAATGCCCGGCGCTCCACTACGGCGCGCCGGGCACCACCATAGGAAGGAACGATCATGACAGATTTCGACGTTGACGCGGCGGGCGATGACACGGCGCGGGCGCTTGCCGCCGCGCACGGGCGTATCCGTGCCCGGCACTGGTCGGCAGAGGACGAGGAGCTCTCGCTAGACGCGGCCACGCAGTTCGTGGCCGGCCGGCTGGGACTGGAGGAAGCGGCGGCGACGGTGCGTGAGAGCAAGGCGGCGCTTGC